TTTCAGTTATATCTTTTTTAGATAGCCACCCTATTACTGCCATCTGTGTTTCATTTTTATTTATTTGAGCGTATATATAAGTATCAAATTTTTCATCTTGAATCCACATACTATCACTAAAGGTAGTTTTTAAATCTACCTTCTTACCTTTAATTATAAAGTCAGGACTATCCCATCCTTTTTTTGTAAAACATATCCACTCATATTCTATACCAATAGCTTTTAAGTATTCATTAAAAATTAATTCTCCAAGATACCCTATATAATTTGTTTTGCATTTAAATTTATTGTGAGTTTTTTGTAAATCAAACTTTTCTTGTTCACGCTTTGCAATATCAACTTGTTCAGGATTAATTCTTAATACAACATTAGGCATATATTCTTTTTCCTACAATAGTTAATAAATTATCTACTGCTAATCCTAAATCTCTCTCATAATACATAGGTTTTTTACCACCAAGAAACCGATAGTTAATAGCAGTTCTTTGTGCTTTAGGAAGTCCATCTATAACTGCATCAACAATCTTAATGTTTTCCATATCGGATTTAGATACCATATCTTCAAATACTTCTGATGTAGACTCACCACCTGTTGAGAAATAAGATGACTTGCTAGGATAACCAAGTCTATGGCTATCTCTTTTCATCCATCTCGCCCAATCATCCAGTATATCCATGAGCCGAGCTATCCTCATTTCTTGCTTAATCTACCCAGTATTGTTCCCCAGTTACTTGCTCTCCTTGTCTGCTGTGGAGTTAATGCTTTAGGCATTGAAAACCCATAATCTTTACTCAATCTATCTAATGCTCCTGCATGAACACCTGCATAATCTGCTACCCTTTTTCTACTAGCATCAGGATTCTTTGCTATAAATTCTTTAGCTCTCATAGCAAACTCTTTGTATTTTTCTTGTGTATATTGTGCCATATGTTTCCTATGTAAAAATGTTGTCAATTACTATTGCTAATATCAAAACTAAAATTATTATTGCCATTACCATATTAATCTCCTTAACTAATATCTACTTCTCTGCATACCCATTTGTTATTCTTCTTATGCCACCCTTGAACAAGTAGCACCCAATTAGCATTTCTTAAATGATGGATAGCATCACTATCTTCCATTTTTTTTACCCTTGCACTAATGTTACTGTAGCTAGTGACTTGGATTCCTACTGTGTTGCCCTTACTGTCTATTGCTAGTAAGTCTATAATGCCAAACAAGTCTTGTCTTATTTTGGCAAATGCGTTCCATCTTTCTACAATAGCAACTAAAGGATAGTCTCCACTATCTCGTAGTTTCTTCAGAGTCCTCTGTGTTGGACTTATCGCCATCCTCATTCTCCTTTCTAGCTACATTGCCCTTAAATATTCTGTTCCATGCTTCTTCTAATTCTTCATCACTTATATCTTGCTTTCTTCTACCACTGCCTTTACTCATCACAATCTCTCCTTACTTTACATACTTCATGTTTATCATAATATCTTACGCTATTGTTTTTCATGTCTATGTTTTTAATTTGCGTTCCTTCTGGCAAATAAATATATTCTTTTTGCAAACACTTGTATTCCATTTCAACTTTGTTTGGGTCTGGATAATGTAAGTCTACATATAAGACAGCTTCTTGACAGCTATTAAACGACCCTACATATTGCCAATCGGTTAAAGGTTCTGGTGCTAAATTAATTACCATTACAAATGCAAACTCAATCATGATTTACTCCTTAAAGTTTCCTTTAGTTATAATCTTTCCTGTTAGTTCGTGTGCAATATTAAAATCTTTTTTGTTATAAGTCATTATAAATTTATACCCATCATATATAAAATGATGTTCTTTCCATTCATCTTTATTTTTTTTCAGTGCTTTTTTCCCCTTTACCATCTTTTTCACTCCAATATATATTTAGTATAGTCTCACATTTTGGGCAACTATACTGACTCCATATTAAATATTGACTATTATCTTCGTCATCATTATCCCAATCATTTCCCCATATCATTTCTACATCTTTACATTTAGGACAACTGATATTCATTTCTTTTCCTTACAAAAACCTTTAGCATTAAACTCTCCAATATCTGACTTAACACTACACCACCACTTACTGTCAAAATATATTTTTGCACTTTTCTTACAAACATTACATTTAGGATTATTTATTTTTATCGGCTTTACAAATGCCATGATTTTCCTTTATGTCATACCAATTAAAATAGCAATACCATTTCTTGTCACTATCCATAAACATAGCATCACGACCACATTTATGACAAACAAATTTCTCTCCGTAAACTTCTTTAGTCCTCGTCATGTAACTCGTCATCTATCCATTTATCTTGATTTACTTTAGCTTCTAATACAGCTATATCTTTCTGATGAACCTTAATCATTTGCTCAAGATACCATATTGCTTTTTTACAGTCATCTATTTTGTCAGTAATTTTATCTGATTTTAAACCCTCTCTGCTAATATACTTGAGAGCATTACCTTTTATGTAGCCATAAAATTCTTCCTTGCTCATCTTGGCTTCCATATATTCTATTGTCTCTATCCCACCTTTTTTGTAATGGTCAGGATTTATATTATCTTCCATTTATATCTCCAAATTAAAATAAAAAAGGGGAGTTTCCCCCCCAATCTTACCCCTAGTTAATAACATATAGAGCCTTGTCCTGTTGGCTGACAAACTGTTAATTCATCACTGCCATAAACAAATGTTGGCTCATCACTTGATACTTGTGCTTCTACCTGAACATCTCCTGAACTATCAATAAATATATAAGTAGGTTCTGATGATTCAATAATAGTTAATGAACCATCACTTTCCCATACACTATCTGCTAGAACAGGTAAGTTAAACATAATTCCTATCAATAAATATTTCATATTAGAACGGAACATCTGAAGCCATGTCATCAAAAGATTTAGGTGCTACAGTTTCTTTAGGTGCATTGCTGTTATCAGGAACATATGGTTCTTGCATTTGCCCACTCATATATGTTGTTCCAGATTTAGACTCTCTTACCCATGCACTCAAGGACATTTCCTTACCACCTTCTAAAGTAATTGTTCCTGTATAGTCAGGTTGTGAATCTTTAGTTTTGTTATTTTTAAATAACGCAAATCTGTTTGTGTTGTCATACTGTTCAGCCATGTTGATTCTCCTTTATGGTTTTAATTTTATATTCTACTTCTTGCACGAATGTGCTTACTTCTTCTTCCAAACGAGCTATTAACTCATTATCTCTTGGCACTCTCTTGATAAATAATTTTAAGTCATCAGGAAAGTCAGGGTGATAAGATACAAAATCACACCATTGTTTGCCTGTGCAAGACATTTGCCATTGCATTTGGTGTATGTATCTTTTATGTATTTCTCCTGTTTCTAGTGTTGTGGTATGTGTCATAGGTTGTGGGCATTTAATCTCTATTAATCCATCATCTCCTACCAACCCATCAGGACTAGCACCAGACATATCTATGCTAGGGTGGTCTATCATGCCAACATCTCTTACATCAGTGCCTACTAGCAACTTCCTATGATTAGCATAATAAGTCTTGGCTTCATCTTCATACTCTACACCATGAGCCATAGCGTTATTCATAAATATAGGCACAACCTTACCTGTTAGTCTTTCAGTAACTAACTGCATACGATACTTTGTTTTATAAGTAGACTCTCCTACTTTAGTCTTAATCATAATGTCATGTATCTTACTAGCAGTGACCTTGCCTAGACGAGCCTTAAACCATTCATCAGTCCGTTGTTCCATTACTGACTCTCCTGTAACTTTTTAATAAATGGAGAACATAATTGTCTGTCAGCTTCATTAAGTCCGTTGAAGTATTGTCTTGCCTTGTTAATACCTTGTTCCTTGTGAATGTTCTCTATTCTCTCCAGAACATCTCCCTCTGGCAAATCTTCTCCCTGATAGATATATAAACCAATACCATGTAATGATATAGCTTTCGCTAAACATCTTTGCATAGCTGTGTTGAGTTGCATAGCATTAGGATTTTTAATGGCTTGGTTCTTAAAATCTATAACAGGTAATTGTGCAGTGACATTCTTACCAAACGCTTGGACTGTGCAGAATACCATCATACTGCCATCAGGTAATGTCATAGGGTCTGCATAACCCCATGTTGCTGATTCATCATGTTGCAATAATGTATCTACTGCCCATGCCCATGATAGATAAGTAAACTTACCTTTCTTTTCTGTATATTTGCTAACATCTATCTTTCTTAACTCTGCATATTTACTCATCTGTTTCTCCCAAATATTTGGTCAAGAACCTCTTGTTGATAAGAAAGTTTCTTTAACTGTTCCATCTCCAAATAGTCTTGGTGCATTTCTGCTTGTAATTTATCTTGTGATTCTTCTTGCTGAACTGCAAGTGATAATTCTGTTGATTTACTCATTGTATTTCTCCTTTCTTTTTAAAAGTTAATATACTTTACTACTGTTAATTTTATTTGTCAAACTATTTATTTAATTTATTCCAACCTTGCGACTTAAATACCTTTCCATCTTTACTTGTTGCTTTATATTCAAACTGCCCAAATGTTTTTTTCATTTGTTTTAAAAATTCATTAACGGATATTTGTTTGGATTCCAAATTGTCTCTCCCCATATCTAAAAGATTTATTATCAAAATATAACCCTACCGAACCTTCCCAACCTGTGCCATGCCTTTGCTTACTCACTTGCACAAAACAATCATACTGTTTACTTATTTCTACAGTATTAGCACCCTCGTCTGTCATATCCTTTTCTTTCTGCTTGTTCCTAAATACTGTTATGCAATTATCTGCTAGGTTAGTAATATCACTTGAACCCATCACATCAAACTTACTTGGTTGTCCCATCTCATTCATTGTCTTTCTGCTATGAGCTACCAAGAATATATGCACCCCAATATCCCTAGCACAAACACATAGCTGATTTAAGAATTGCTTTTGTTTGTTGTAGTCATCACTGTTAATACCTATCTTGGTTAGTGAATCAATAACAAACACTTCTACCCCTAGCTTTTCTTTAGCATACTGAATCACTGATAATACTTTTACAGGTGAAGTCTCTCCCTCTGCATCATATAAAAATAAGTTATCGTTTATCTTGTCTAAAAATGTATCTATACCTAACTGTGTTGGCATTTGTGTTCCTGTATCTTGTTGCAACATTCTGCCTAGCGTTGCTCTACACTGCATTTCAAACGAACCTATTAGGCACTTATGTTCTCCCAACATCTTTAGTATCACATAGTTTAACCATGCTGATTTACCATGCCCACTATAACCTGATACGATAGATACTTCATGTTCTCTTACCCTAAATAAACCCTCAAACTTGCTAAAAGGTAATGGTATGCCACCATTTACATCTTGAGTAAAATAGTCAAGTATTTCACCACTGTATGCCTTTGGTGATTTAATCTTAAAGTGTTCGTCTGTATCTCTAGCAGAGAAATAATTATCTACATCTTTATCATCTATTATTAATTTATTTAATTCATCATTTAATGTCATTGTATATACCCTTTAACCTTTCTGTGATTTCAAATAACTTCTTATTATCCGAATCTTCTAATGACTTACCTTTACGAATACTGCTAGAACATAATGCAACAAATAATAAATCATTTCTTGTTGCCTTTAGCACTCCATAAGGATTAGAAAACCTTATCCTTGTCTTTGGCTTAAATTCTGTATCTAATGTATCAGGCATAACATCACCCCATGTCAATCCTGAATCTTTCAGTATTTGTTCCATACTGCACCCTGCAAAACAATTAAGTATCATTTTATCTTCTTTAAACTTTAATCCCAGACTAGCGTTCCTATCATCATGGCTAGGGCATAAACATTGATACTCTCCCTCGCCAGACTTATAAACCTTTTCAAACTTGGCTAGTATTCTCTCTTTCTCTATCATCTAACATCTCCTTAATTTCGTATTGTCTTAATTTAGGTATTCCCCTTTGTCCCCAATAGAATACTGCCTGTCTACTTAACTTGGGTTCAAACTTCTCTGCTAACTGATTAGGTGTTACTTCTAATTCTTTACATACTTCTTGTAATGTCATCACTATTTCCTTTATATAATTTGAGTAAAAGAATTTAACAAACAATTAATCATTCGTCAAACAATTCTTTTTTAATATCCTTTATATAATTTGAGTAAAATAATTTAGCAAACACTAATTCAACCTCTATATCTATTTCTTCTTGTTCTTCTTGTTCTTTTTTTCTTAACCATATTTCATCATTAATATAATCAACATCAGGTTCATAATTTTCTTTAGGTTCAGGTGGATTAATCCAAT